ATTTCGCGCGAGAAAATTTGTACAATACTGCCAGGAAGCTCGGCCAAGGCAAAGGGTAGGTTCCCCTCCCCCCTATCACTCAGGCCTATCACTCAGGTTTGTAATTTGCCCAGTCTCTAGTCTGTGGCAAATTTCGGTTCCCGAGGACTTGTTTCACTTCACGCGCTTGATTAAATAACTTATCTGATTTCTGCCTGTTGCATGTCCAGTGAGAGAGTTGCAGGTTCTCAATGTCGCTTGGATGTCCACCTTTGTTTATAGGAACAATGTGGTCAATCACTGGTGACAATGGATGTGGATACTTAAGCTTGAAGTCTACAGGCTTTCCACAAATTCCACAGACGTTTTGCGTCTTGAATATCTTCTTCTTATTCTTTTCGAATGCTACTCGGTGTGGTCCAATCCTATCTGGTCTTACCATTTCATTTCATCCTTTAATTAAATTTTATGCTCCAGGGTCGCTTAAACCCCTCGGGGTTTAATTGTATGGGGGGTGTTTTTATTATCACACCGCCATTTCTAAAGGGGTGGGGGTACTAAATATTCAAGGGTACGGGGGTATTCTTGAATTTATCATATCTTATATTCTGTTAAATTCGTGTGTGTCTTTATTTTATTGATATATCAACATTCTTTTAACTTTCTCTTTTTGAATTTACAAATTCTCAATATGTTAAATTAAAGGTTAAAATCATCCATTGTTCTGTCTTGTTGGTCTTGTTGAATTCCAATATATCTAAGAGTTATATCCGGACTAGCGTGGTTAAATAACACCATCAACATCCCAACATCCTTATTCTTTTTATAATGGTGATAACCAAATGTTTTTCTCATCGTATGAGTTCCAACATTATCAATCCCAATATCTTCTGCGGCTGCTTTTAAAATGTAATAAGCAGCTTCCCTTGTGATGTGCCTGTTCTTTCCTTTCCGGCTTTTAAATAGATAGTCTTGTGGATTCATGTCCTTAATGTATTCTTGAACTTCTTTTCTTAGATATCTATTCATCTTTCTTTTTAAGATTTTTCCTGTTTTCATCTCTCTTGTTTGGATATAATTACCTTGAACATCTTTCACCTTTAGTTTGATAATGTCGCTAATTCTTAATCCTAAGTTAATCCCAAAAACAAAAAGCATGTAATTGCGTTCGTTCCATTCACGTAAATAAACTTTCATTGCTTGGATATCATCAGGATCACGTATAGGCTCAACAAAGTTCATGCTTTTACTCCTTTCTAATACAGAACAATTAAGAGCGCACAATTTACTTGTACGCTCTCAACAGTTAAGGTTGGGTATTTTATTGGGGAATTACCGCTGACGGAATCGAACCGTCATACAACCACTGCGGCACTGTTAAGAATCGTCTACATCCTTAACTTATATACACCTTTTTCAAGACTGGCTCCGGAATCATGTTTCCGCATGTTTTCCTTTTATTTACACTTTCTTACAATACATATTTTAATATATATCCTTTTTGTATTTCTACAAACTTTTTTTAGTAAATTCTACAATTTTTTTTAATCGTAAACATCAATACCAAGTGCATAGGCTAGTTGCGTGATGCCTTCCATTCTTAAATCGCGTATTGTGAATTCACTGTAATTCAATTCATTCCCAATCTTCACATCACTTTGTTCCAAGATTAATGATTTGTAAATCACTATCCGATTAGTAGCCGGAATACTATTCAATGCAGTGTTTACACGGTCTACATAATCTTTGAACTTCTTTCCAACTGTATCAGCATATAGTGCAGCATCTTCAGTTGATGAATGAAATTGATTAGTAAAGGTTGGCGGTACGATTGTATAATGTGGAGTAATACTTGGCATACTTTTCAAGTATAGCTTGTTCAAAGCGGTTTTGTATCTGCTAATTACTTTCATTACTGCTTGTTTTGTTTTGATGTAGTTTAGTTCCGGATAATCAAACAATTCTATACTTTCCAAGTATTTACACCTACTTTCCTTAGAATGGTAAATCGTCATCGTGAACTTCTCCAAATTGAACTTGCTCTACATTTCCAATTGGCGATTCTTGTCTACCTTCTGTTACTGCTTTGGATTCTAGTAATGAAAAGTTTTCTACTAGAACTTCCGTTACATATACTTTTTGGCCTTCTTTATTATCATAACTTCTTGATTGTAATCTTCCTTCAACTCCAATCAATGAACCTTTTTTAGTGAAATTGGATAGGTTAACTGCTGGCTTTCTCCAAATTACACAATTAATGAAATCTGTTTCCCTTTCTCCTGCTTGATTCTTATATGTTCTATCAATTGCTAATGTGAATGAACCAAAAGCAGTTCCGTTTTGTGTATATCTTAAATCTACCGGTCTAGTTAATCTTCCTACTAAACATACATTGTTAATCATATTTATTCCCCTTTTCTAATTCTGCCAATCTATCCGGATTGTAGCCTGCCCATGCATTATCAAAATTATCATCAAGGACTACTACCGGCATACTTTTAAATCCGTATGATTTAATTTTTTCTAATACACCTTCAGATTCAAATACATCAACTGTTTCAAATTTAATTTTATGCTGATCTAAATACATCTTAGTCATCTCACATTGCATGCAAGATGGTTTACTATATACTGTTACTTTCAAATTACTCATCCTTTGCTAATCCAACTAATTTATCATTTTTAAAAGTGGCACTCATTCTTTTACCTGTTTCTTCATCCAAATATGTGAACCAAGTGCAATTATCGTATCTATCAAAATCTTGAACTTCTTTAAATTCAAATGCTTTCCCATTTTCTAAAAATAATAATATTTTCATGTTACCCCCGCATTTTTTCTGCTGCTTGCAAAATTAACTGTGCTACTGCTCCTAATAATAGCAAGATTAAGAAAATAATGATTGAGCCTGTTAATGGTGCTACAACCACAATCCATTTCAATGGAACACCCATCAGCTTCAAAATTAATAAAATCAAGCTTAAACTTACAACTGCTACAAAACCTAATGAACAACCGCTATATTGTTTTTTCTCCATGTTTATTCCCCTTTCATCTATACAAAGTAGATGGCACTGCGTTTGTGTTTCGTGAACTCAAACAACATTTGTCCGGATTCGCTAATGTCATATCCAAAAGTAGTATCATAACTAGATGGCTTACTTGGGCTTTGCAATTGATACCATGTTAACCCTGCAAACGATAATGATTTTTCATGGTGAAAATGCCCTGTAATTAAATACCGTGATTGGCTTTCTCCCCATTCCTTGCTAAATTTGGCAGTAATCACTTGATGCAGCTTTCCCGGATTTTTAATCTTATCTCCATGATGTAGAAAGATTGAATGTGGGCCCAGTCTAGCATGTTTATATTCATCAAATTTCAAATCAAATTTGATTTGTGTATATATCTTTTGTAATGCTTTAACGAATACAAAATCTGTGGAAGGCGCGTGGTTCCCTTTTAAATAAACCAATGTCACCTTTCTGCTATTCTCTAATGCTAAATCTAATAGTGGCATGATGAAATTAAATCCATCTTCAATGCTTGCATCAAAATCAACTTCATCAATCCGCGTTCCTTTTTCAGTTGTATTCAACAGATTATCAACATGGAAGTAATCACCGTGCAATGTGATTAGAATTTCTTCATATCTGTTCAATATTCTATCTGCGATTTCACGTTGTAATGCAGCATAGTCATATTTAGAATTTAATCCAAAGTGCATATCTGATAATGGAATCAATAGATATTCTTCCGGTATTTCTTCACACGATAACTCTATTTTTCGTGGTTTTAACTTGCTTAGTACTCTTTCAATATCTTCTGCAGTTATTTCCGGTTCTTTTCTAACCGCTACAATTTTTGATTGGTAATTGTAATATGTTGAGCCTGCAATAGGTGTAGTCCATTCATTTGATGTGATAGATTTTAATTTGAAAATCTTTGGATCAAATCCGTGTAATCTTAGAAGTTCTTCATCCGTGAATACTTTCTTATTCTTTCTTCCAATTTTGATTTCTGAACCTATTGAACCATCCTCTTTGATATCCTTCTTTTGATATCTAGTTTCATTTTGCTTAGTACTGGAATTTGCTTGTTGAAGTTCCGAATATCTTGGATGCCTTCTACATCTAATCCGGATTCTTTCAATTGCTTGTAAATCGTTAAAACCCATCTTTTGCGCAACTTCCGCCCATGAGTAGCCTTCAAGTTTTAAATCAATAGCTTTATCTACATCAATTTCCGTCATCTAGTCACACTCCACAAACAATTCTTTTATTTCATCACCGAATAGTTCAATGGCTTTTTCGCAATCTGATTCATTTTTGAAGTAGCCGAAAAGTGGAAAATCGTTTACAGTGCCTGCATAAATTTGTGACAAAATTCTATTTTCTCCATACAAAATATAATATTTTCTATCCGAGTGGTTTCTCCAATCAGGCTTCCACCCGTTATTGCACTCGTCACGAAATGCTCTGAATCGTGTAAGCAAGTTTCTGCGTTTAATTTCTAGCTCTGCTTCTTGTTTAGTCGGAAAGACATTACCTTGATTAAAACAGTCGGTTTTGAAGACCAAATCACTCCAAGAACCAGAACCAACTGAACCGTCATTGTTAACAAAATAAAATCTATCCCCATCTTTATACGGACATTTCATTTCCCATGTATCTTCCTCTTCCTCAGGGATTTCAACATCAGGTAATATTTTTGCTAATATATCTCCGAGTACAGTAACTACATCTCTGAAATTGTTTGCTATTTTTTTCAACTCTTCCATAAGAGCCTCGTATTGTGTTTTATCTTCCATCATTCTGATTCTCCTTTTCTAATTACTAAAAGTATCCCAAAGCCAATCGAGTGCATCAGCAATCTTACCTCCAATCCAATTAACGATATAAGCGATAATAGGAGCACAGCCGAAAAGTATAGCAAGAAAGATTACAGATATAAGCAACAATATAACCATGTGAAATACCATCATTACAAAATACATCGTTATTCCTCCTTTAAAGCGATATAATTCCAAACAACTCTAAGATGCATAGAATAACTATTAAGATAGCTCCTAATAACGCAAACGTTAATTCTCTAAAGGTATCTTCTTTTGTGACCAAGCCCAAGATATAATAAAATATTCCAGAAATGATAATGCTCGTTAAAATTTTCATTTAGTCTTCAACCTTCTCTTTCAATAACACTCATCAATACTTATAATCACTAGGATTAAACCACTCTGGCCATTCAACCATTTCAGGATTTTTCTTTACCGATTCATGCAAGTGAATCGCGTTTTCAATTGACTTCAACGATGTCTCAAATCCCACTAAGAAAGCAAATCGTTCATCGTAGCTCATCTCTTCAAGCTGACCATAATTGATATCTTCCTGGAATTGTTTCAAAGCTCTGTCATACATCGACATATCCTTGTATTTACAATGTGCTACAATTAAGTAACGCACATCGTCTTTTAACTTCTCAAATTCATCTTTAACCAATTGCCTTCACCGCCTTTTCTAGATTCACTAAATTCTCTACAATACGATCTCTTATTTGAGCTTTTTAATTACCTTCTTATCTATTAATGTAGTAACCAGCAATTGCATCTAAAATAAAGCATCCTTCATGTACTTCTTTTTCATTTCTAAACCGCCAAGTGTCCTTGTCTCCTACATAAGTAAATTTAAGGTATTTTCCATATTCAATACCGTATTCCCTTATACCGTAGAAAACATATTTCCTTTCATCTTTAAGCAATACAGTTAGTGTCATTTAATACCCCTTTCTTCAATCAACCAATCCATATTCTTTCTAGCTTTTTTTAAATCTTCCACACCGTTTTTTTCTGCATATCGTAATAAATATTCAACCGCGCTACACCACCGGTGCGCTTCCATACCGCTTTTATTTTTAACAAAGTTTTCAAGAACTTCTTTAACTTCTAATCCTTTGCTTCCAACATAGTGGCTTGGTTTGTTTACCGCTTCTTTAATTCGTGCATTTTCTTGTAAATCCATCGCTATACCCCTTTCACAAAAACACCATCAATCACTTTTCCTTTTCTATCCTTGATTTGATGATATGCACTTTCTAAACAGTCTAAGAAGTTCAAATTACGCTGCATGCAGTAACCAATTAAAACAACCGTGATATCACCTACTGCATCAATTTCTTCTGCTCTATCGTGGTTTTTATAAGCTTGTTTCAATTCCAATACTTCTTCTTGAAGCTTAATCAATTGCCCTCTTCCGTCTAGCGTTTGCATATTTCTATCTACAAACCATTTTTCAACCAGTCTTAATAATTCTTCTCTTTCAATTCTTTTTTGATGAATTGGATCATTTAAATTCATGCCATCTTAACTCCTTCAAAATATGCTTTTAAATTGTCTGTAATCTTCTTTCTAGTACTTGGACGTAATTTGTATGGATTATTCAAAAACTTGTTCAACGTGCTAACCTTTACTTTTAAAATGTCTTTCTGCATGTGGTAGAAGTTATTAGATGATGTTCCAATCATCTTTTCTATTTCATCGCGTGCAATTAACAATTGAGCGTTATAATCATTCACTTCCACAAACATCAAACTTGCATCCGGTTTGATAGGTTCAAACGGTTTTGGTGCTGCTTGAATTAATGTGATTGTTCCTAACACGTTGTTTTTATGTTTAAACTCATGTGCTTTCTCATACGATGTAAATTCCATCGCTTGATGCTGATTTTTACAATATTCCAATGTTTCCTTTGGATGCTTTTTATCTAAATAACCTTCCATGGTTAAATAATATTTAAACCCTGTAAAATACATTCCGTTATGCTTAATTACAAATAACATTTGTTTTCCCCTTTTTACTTAACCTTAACCAAAGTTTTTATTGTATTCTTCTTCAGTCATTTTTCCTGTAATCAATTTTCTTTTATTGCTTAAATAAGCTTCTTTATCACCAGTTGTTTTCAATTCAGAAATGGCTTTGATGATAGATGTGTAGCGTTCCGGATTTTCTTTGTAAACCCTTAGTTCTTTTTCCATCGATTTTTCCATCAATTAACACCCCTTTGCGCTCTCTCTTCATTCTGTTGTCTAAATAACCAATCCGGCAGTGGTTCAACATAGCCTTTAGGTTTGGTTGGATAATTTGAATAATTAGTTTTTGGATTAGAATCTATTTTGTATTCATCATTCCAACACTCTTGATTGAACCATGTTCCACCTTGTTTGATATATTTAGTTTCAGTCTGATTAGCTTTCACATATTCGATGTATGATTTTAATCCATTCTGAATTGTCGTGTGTTCAACTCCTTTTTTAATAGCTTTTGTATAAGCCTTAAATGCATCGTTCTTTCTTTCTTTTCTTGGATAAATATCCCACAAAGCATTGAATTGATTTTCTAGCAATTTGGCGGATATATTATTATTAGATTTACTTTCCTTTTCTTTACTTTTCTTTTCTTTATTTAATGTTCCACCATTTTGCCAACCGTTTGGCAACTCTTTTGGCAACTGTTCCGCAACTTCTTTGTCAACTGCTTGACTGCTATCTTGTAAACTAACTTGTAAACTGTCGTTATATAAAAGATTAATTTTGTAAGCAGTTGCTTTTGTTCCGTTGGATTTGTATTCAATAAACCCTAATTGCTTTAATGTGTTTCTTGCTTTATCAATCCCTTGTCGTGATAATCCGGTGAACAATTCCAAACGCAAATTAGCTACTGTAAACCATTCTTGCTTTCCGCAATCATTATGAACATTTAATAATGCGTGCCATAAAATGAATTGACCTGCAGACAATGGATTTGACATTTGTCGCTGATTGAACGCTAAAATTTGTTTCAATAGATTCATCCAAGCAACCCCCTTCTATAAAATTCCCAACGTTTGATTTTG